ACCGGCTTCATGGCCAGTGACTTCATCCCCTGCCATAACATGTTGATCAGGTTCTTTCCTGCATTGTAAAATACCTTGCCTATGCCAAAGATGAATTTTACTATCTTATTGAAGGCATGAACATGGAGTTGCCATACCTTATTTAAGAACCCGGCAATGGCAGGCCATACGGCAATGAGTTTCTTTATTCCATAGATGATGCCCATAATCGGCCCTATTACCATGAGAAGGGGGGTTATCGCAGCGGCAATCGGTGCCAGCGCCAGTTTAACCCAAATAGATGACTTCTTGAACCATCCAACGAGGTCCCGCCAATGGTTGATCAGTATCCGGATGGCCATTGCTGTGAGGATAATGGGTGACAATGCTATCATTAGTGGGGCTATTGCCAGTTTTATCCAAATAGATGATTCTTTATACCACTTCACCAGTTCCTTCCATTTGAGCACCAGGATAACTACAACGGCAATGAAAGCGATCACGGCTGCAATGATCCATACGATAGGATCAGCATATTGCAGGGCGTTCCATACGGCCTTGATCACATTGGCAATCTTTTGCCAGATACTCCATTGCTTTATGACAAGGATATAATATTGTGTATTCAGGATGGCGGTTTTCATCCATTTGACAAGCCCAACGTACCCTTCAGTAAAAAATAAAATATTTGTCATGGTTGCCTTCATCGTAAGGTTCAAAAGCCATGTAGCAACACGGAGAGAGGTTGTAACGATGACAACCCATTTGATGACTGTTCCCAGGAATCCCATTTTTTGAAATAAATCGGAAGTCCAGAAAACAAGTTTCTGAATTTTATCAAGGAACGCCTCAAACACCGGCATGATCTGTAAACCAATCTTAACGATGATGCCTTTCACCCCTGCCCAGGCAATTTCCATCTTATACCCGGCATGCCGCTGATATTCAGTAGCCTTCTTTGCAAGGGTATCCTGTGTCATCATCTTCTCCACGGTTTCATTGTACCCTTTCACCCCGATCTTAGCAAGTGCTGCAGCAACCACGGCACCCCTCACACCAAACATCTGGCCGAATATCTTCTGGCGTAATGCTTCAGGTACCACCGATAACTGAGCAACCATATTTTGAAGCCCCATAAACTTCCCTGACTTGTCAAAAAACTTCATCTTGACACCCATCTTTGAAAGTTCTAAATTGAGTTTCTCCATCTGTTTTGGCTGCGACATCTTCACCATGATACGCTGCATACCCGACCCGGCTCCGGCTGCATCACCGGTGGCCTGTGCAATTTTAGCGATTATAACAGCCATACTCTGCATATTCTGCATACCACCCAAGCCCATCACACCCATTCCGGACTTTCCTACTGCCATTGCCACTTCATCTGCATTGGTCACACCAAGTATCTTCATCCTTGCAAGAAGATCAGGAAGCAAAGCCATATCCTTCTTTGCAAGGTTTGACATCTTCACAATCTTTCCGATCTGTGTGGCCGCTTCAGTATATGGGACCTTCATCACAGTGGCATACTGAGCAACTGAATTGGTAAACTGGCGTGTAATATCATCTGCATTGATACCAGTATTGATCAGTGAGCTGATCAGGCCATACATCTCTGTCTTACCACCCTTGAAAGTACGGGTCATATCGGCACCCATTTTCATAAATTTACCATACATAGGGTCCACAACCCCACCAACCTTCATGAATGACATCTTCAAATCGGACATGGCCTCCTCCGCTTTTTCTGTCATTTCTATGATCGGCTTAATGGCAATAACGGCAGCTGTGATACCTGCCATTGCGCCCATCGACATCTGAGGATTGTTACTAAGAGAAGTGCGCATGGATTTATTTAACCGTCCAACAGAGGTAATGGACTTGTTGATGGATTCATTGACAACCCGGCTCATTTTATCCATCGCGGTTAAGACCAACGCTACCCTTATTGTTTTATCATCAGCCATTATTCAGTGCGGTTTAATTCATTGTAGAGCTTCATGCTTTCTTTATGCCAGTTTGCAATTTGGGTAAGCGGCATTTTAAGAACTGCGGGCAATGGTGTATTGGAAAAATGAGCCAGAAAGATGATGTCCTGGCTCGAAACTAAAAATTTAAGTCAGAGAATTTGGCCTGGATAGTCATGGCATCCTTCAACTTCATTATACTCAGGTCCTCTGCAACTATACGATTTCCGTCAATGGTGGTCAGGCGGGCAATGAGCGCGAAAAGGAATATCTCTGATTTCTTGTCACCACAAACCCTTGTGGCCTCAGTGATGTCAACTCCGGTCCCTTCACTTACAACACATTTTCTTCCGTCTGATAATTCAAATTCAACCGTTATTACAGTTGTGTCTTTTTTTTCTTCTTCGTGCGATTCCATAATATTGATTTTAAAATGATTAATAAATTGATAGTGAGAAAGAATAACGGGCTACTACAGGGCGCACCTGGTTTCACCCGTTATCGGCAATCGCACTAACCTTATCCTCCTATATTTGCCTTATACCCGGCCAGCATATCAACGCCACCAACTTTGTAGATGTTGGCCATGATATCAACTTCAATGATATCCTTTCCGTCAATGACCATCTTATAGTAGGTACATCTTAATGTCGATTCAACATCAACATTATCATGCTGTTTAAAACTTGCAGATGGGAAATTCGATGATTGAGCGGTCAGATAAATAACAACCGGTTTTTCCGCGGTACGGCCTGTTGAACCATATTCTTCCAATGAAGCCCTGGCTTGCAGGGAAAGGGATGTGAAAGGATCAGCAAACAGTTTCAGGGTATCGGCATAGAAAGAATTCCACTTGATAGTGGCCTCCAGTTTGTCAATACCTGCGAAGAACTCAGGAGAACCTATTAGGCCAAGGGCCTTATGTTCGGATCCCTTATGTTTAACCTCAGGAACTTTCACTTCTTCAGCCTGTCCTAAGATTGAGTTACCATTAACATAGACGTTAGCATTGGTAACCCTGTTTATTTTTATTGCTCCCATGATTATTTCAGGTTTTTAAGAAGGTTAATATCAAAGGTTGACTTGAAGGTTATCCTTTCACCAGGTGTAGGTGCGGCAAACGAATATGAGAAGGTGTAATGACCGGCGCCGGTTTCCGATGTAGGATTATCCGCCGGGTCATATATGCACACACCATCAATGAGGGCACCCCTCCCTACGAGCGTGCGGATGAAGCCGTTTACCGATTCCCTCACGCTGTCGATCCATGCATTATCCACCGGTTTGTCGATGAACTGCAGCATGGCCCACCTGATACTTTCATCCAGGATGGATGCTGTCATCTGGCAGGGAATGAATACATCCCTGGTCAAAGTAGATGATGGATAAGCAGCTGAGCGGTTGCCCCAGGTACGGATACCCGTTCCATAGGCACCAAACAGGGTGATGATACCGGCTGCATTAAGGGTATTGGCCTCACAATCCGGATCATCGATCATGGCAGTGATATTACGTTCAATGCCGGTGATACCCTGTATCTGATGGTTGGATGGTGATACATGGAAGCCTTCATTTGCGATTGTAGCTGACCACACACCTGCAAAATAGGATGAGTAGCTTCTCACCTGGTCAGCATCGGTATAGGCATCATAAGCCTTCAGCATCGGAAATAATAAAAGGTCCCGCTTGGATGATGTGTTGAAGTTGATTGCCCCTGCGGTGCCACGGCCGGCGAGTGCCACGGCTACGGTGGTTGAATTGGGGGCATCCTTCAGGGCAAAGCCTTTGAATTTGTTTGCCACAACCGTCATCTCCGTTGCCACGGCTAAAAGGGATGAATAATTTGGTGCGATGATGATCTTGGGGTTAAATCCAAATAGGTTGTAACACAGATCATAGCATTTCATCCCGGTACGGGCTTCTGTGCTTCCATCGATGGCCCCGTTGATGATGGCAGCCGTGACGGCAGATGCATCCAGCTTCTTGTAGGATGCCTTCAAAACATCACTTTCATGAATGGTGGTACCGATGATCTGAATGTTGCCAAAGTCATCAAAGGTGTAATCAGTATCCAGGACATAGGTCGTTGAACCTCCTGAATTCTTGACCACCAATGAGGCAATGGGAGGATATGTTGTCTTGATCTTCAGGCCGGTCACGGTATGCGATTCATCGGTGACCTGAGTGGTCATGGTAGCAGGATCAAATACATTGACCACTACTATTGTACCGGCCCCCTGGTCGATGATGGCATTGAGCGCCTGTGGAATTGAGAACCCGGGAAGTTCGCTCCCGAATTGTGCGGCATCAGAACCACCAAGGACTAAAATAGGCGTGTTGATGGCCCCTTTCGGTGCAATCCCTACAAGCCCGATGACAGCCGCTTTGACAACTGCTATCTGACGTGCCCCTACATTCAGCTCTATGGTTTCCGATCCATGAAGAAATGATGCTGTCATGATTTTGTGGATTTTTTAGGTTTGATTATTTTTGTTTCTTTTTCACTCACTTTTTCAACCGGTGTAGCCGGTTCAACTGGCACCAGGTATTTAAAGGCCACCAGGGTGCGGACGTGCGGATTATTTTCCGGCAATTTATACACCTGGCCCTGGATGAGTGAAAAATCACCTTCAGGGTTCAGGCTTATGTGCATGGTCTCCGCTTTTACAAATGTGTATTTCATTGCGATATCGGATTTAGGAAGATATTTATAGCTGTGGTCCCGGTTGTATAAACCCTCTTCACCACGCAGGCATTCGCAAAACAAAGGGCTTTAGTCAGTGCCACCGTTATGGTGCCACCGTTAAGCAGGTCAACTTTCACCTCTCCTTCAGTACCCGATCCATCGAGAAAAAGATTTCCGGGGGTGCCTAAGTCAACTGTGTTGCTCGTTGTAACTGCAACGGCCTGACAGATGAACATTAAATT